TTCAGCTAAACCTAATCTGTTTGCATAAAATTCCGCTGCGTTTTCGCTGGTCAAAACTTGACCTGCTTCTTTTTCAGACATTACGTTGTCACTCCGAATTTGCCCCGTCTACCTGACGGGTAAGGTTGTGGTTAATCTACCACAGAATCATTGGTTTGCCAAGGGATTGCCACCCTCAGAAATATCTTGCTCAGCCGAATTAGCATATTTGTACTGTTCTTCGTTGCGCAACTGGATTTCACGCTCCAAACGGCCTGTGTCCATGTGATGCAACAACAGGTCGGTAATCGCTTCAATCTCAATTTTGTTTTGTGACGTAATTGCGCGGGTATTAGCGTCATTGACCTTAACTTCAGCCATCGTCTCGGTGTTGTGAGCTTTGGCAGTTGCGTTGAGCAATGCGCGTTTGTTTTCGTTGTCTTGCTTGACTTGCTCAATGTCTTGACGCTGTTTAATCATCAATTGCATTGCTTCCATTTGCTGCTGCATATCTGCAACTTGTTTTTTGGCCTGAGCCAATTGCATCTGAACTTGCGGCGGAATGTCGCTGTGGTCATCAATCTGAGCCAATGGGTTAGCAGCGGCAAGGCGGTCTGCAATCACATCAGCGCCAGGCCAATCCATGTTGCGGAACACCAAATCACCACAAGTCTGCATTAATGCAGGGTCGGCTTGTAGCAATGGCAGCATTGAATCAACGGCTTCTTGACGCTTGCTGTTGTAGCCAGGGCCAGTGTCCATCACCACATCATATTGACCAACCGTCATGTCATTCAACACGCGACCAGCAGAATCACGCTGGTTAATGGTCAAAAGCTCTGGCTTGCCATCATCGCCAATGATTCTCATCACACGCTCGGTGTCGTAAATCTTTGGCATCAAGTCCAGAATAATCGTGCCGCAATGGGAAATTGAGCGTGTAAGGTTGTCGTAATAGTCGTAGTTTGTCAGGTCAACCTGTTGTTGCTGACCGTTCAAAGCCTTGCCAGAGATATTGCCTTGTTTCAGTTGTGCAGGGTCAAACACACCCATGATTGACTTAATATCGTCATCCACACCAGCAGCAGCATCCATGATGCCAGCTTGCGGTGGCTCTGGTTGCAATCGTTGTGGCACAGGAGCAACGCGACCTTCAATGTCGGTCTGCTTGTAGCGCAACAGCGGGAAAGACTTGATGTTGGCGTTAGCCCAATCGCTTTCATGGCCTTCATCTTGACCTTCGGCAATTAGCCACTTAGCCTTTGGAGCTAGTGCAACGCCTTCGGTGATAGATGTTTGCCAGAAGTTATACATACGCTGTGGGTCTTTGGCGTAGCGAATCATGCCAAACTTCTTGCGCTTGTCGCCAATCACGATGTGACGACCATAGACAGGGATGATTGGAATGTACTTACCAGCCCAAGTGCCTTCTTCAATAATATCGTTGGCTGTCAGCTTGCAATACTTAATGGTTTTCTTGTAAGACGGGCGCTTGTCCACAACCACAATGCCAGCCATTTGCAAACGAGCAAAGAAGTCTTTGTCTTCAGCAAAGGTACTAGAACCATCGCTCAACTGGTACAAAGTAGCCTTTTCGCGCACCGTGTAGAAGTATTCAGCAATTCGAATATCCTCTCTGGTAATCCATTCAGATTGGCTGTCGCCTGTGCCACGCTGCGTGAACGATGTGCCGCCATCAACTGCTGCGTCAGGATAGAGCTTCTTAAACTCCTTCTTTGGCATCATTGTTGTAATCAGGCAACGGTCAGCGTCAGAGCCATCAGGGGCTACTGAATTGGGGTCAAAGTAGACGGTGAACGGGTTGTCAATTGGGTCGATGTAAATTTCTTGTTCAAAAGAATCTTCCGAAACGTAATCTGTGCGAACACGGAAATAGCCCCAACCCATGCGAACGGCATACTCAAATGCGTTGTCGTAAGCGTGGTCAGCGTTCGAGTTGTTCTCAATGTGGCGCACGATGCCTTGAATTGTCTGAGCGTCAATCATGTCGTCATGCGTGTTCATGGCATGAACTTTGATGCGTGGGCGTTGCTGGCGCTGTTGGTTACAAACTTGGCGGCAATAGTTGTCTACCTTGTTTACAGTAATGACAGGTCGGCTTTCTAGATTACGTGAGTTTTGCAACTCCACGGGCCATTGGTCGCCACCGCCGAATTTAAGGTCTTCTAAAGCCTCTTGGCGGTTCATTGTGTCGGCGTCATTCGCCAATTTCAAGAACTCAATTGCTTCTTGAATCCGTGGGTCGTAATCGTCTGCCATATATGTCCTAGGTTGACAAGTTTGATAATTTTAGCCCATCCAGCTATTTGCGCCACCATAATATTGCGGCTGTTTTGGCTTCCTGCGTTCTTTTGGCTCGTTAATCATCAATCCAATGTATCGGAACGCATCAGCCCCGTGGCTGTAATTGTCATGCACTGGCGTCTTACTGAATTGCTTTGTATCTGGGTCTACATCGTAACGATAATGACGCAGGCATTGCAATCCCTCATGGCAATTGTCACGGTCAAACCAGCAGTTTTGGAATATTGTCCTGGCTGCGTTGATACTATCCAAGATAGGGGTTTTGCCAATGATTCTGGTTTTGTAGCCAGCAGCCCTGACAATTTCCTCAATGCTGCGACCATTGCCAGCCAAAGTCTTGTTCTCAGCGTCATGCGGTAGCCAAAGCGTGTCATAGATATACCCAAACGTTTGCATCTTTGCCAAGTAGTCGCTCATGGTCTGCTGATTGCCTTCCATGTACCGAATCAGGCGTGTTTCCATACCCACAAATTGCAAGAACCAAATGGCTGTGGCATCAGACCAACCCAAGTCAAAAATGGCGTGAACAGGCTTTGTGGGGTCATAGTTGACCTTTGTGATGCGCCCATCCAACTCAGCCAATTGCATCTCTTTGGCAAACACAGCGCCGTCTACGGTCTGGCGGCATAAACCCTCCCAAACTACGTTATAGGCTTGCGGGTCACGGGCTTTAAGCTGGTCTTTTTCAAGTCTAAGCGTGTCAGGAAACCAAGGGTTGTCCGACCAATTAACCTTAACAATCAAGCAGTCATCAGGCGGCTTCAACACAAATCGCTGGTAAGTTTCGTCACTTTCCAACTCAGGGTTAAACGTAATCCATATCTCAGAATTTGGCTTACGAATGGTAGGAATTAGCACGTTCCAACTCAATCGGCTGGTTGTTTGCGCTTCTTCCACCCAACAAATGTCAACGCCTTCGTAGGATTTGACGTTAGCCACGTTGTTTTTTAAGCCAACAAAGCTAAATTCTGAGCCGTTCTTGCCACGGATGCTGGTTTGGGTGATTTCATAAAATCCCATCAACCCAAGCGCCTCGATTTGGTCGCACAACAGCTTGTGGACTGAATCACGGATTGAAGTCTGAAACTCACGGGCGCAAAGAATACGCAACGGTTCTTTGGCGGCTTTGATTAGTAATGCTCTAGCAACACCCCATGACTTCGCACCGCCACGACCTCCATACAAGACTTTGTAGCGCGACCTCTCAAACAAGCATTGCAGCTTGAGTGGAAACTGTGCGTTAGCAATAACGCCTTGTAAGTCACTCATTTTCTATTGGCTTAACAAATGTCACGTTAATACCAGACAGCAACGGCGCACCATCAGCTCCCGTAATCTCAGTCTTTGTGCTTTCACGGTACTTCTTCGGGAATCGTGCAGCCATTGAACGAGACCAAAGGCCAGTGTTCAACTTAGCTGAATCTTTGTGTTCCAACATATATGCTTGGGCTTGATCTTCCCACCATGCAAGCTCTAATTCCTTCGCTAACTCCAAGGCGTGCTGAAATTCGTCATGCGTATCACGCCATGTGAACAAAGTTCTAGTCCCAACACCCAAAATAGCACCGATTTGTTCTACAGATTTACCGATGCGCCCCAATTCAATGACTTCCTCGCACATAGCGGGGTCATATAAGGTTGGACGCCCTACTGGACGTTTAGGCACATCAGTTTGGTCTGTCATTTTTTCTTGGCTGTTTTCTTTTCAGCTTCGCGTTTAACAGCATAACTAATTGCAACTGCCTGTTTTACGGGCTTGCCTGCTTTCACTTCTGCCTTGATGTTTTCTTTAAACGCCTTGGGGCTGGTCGATTTCTTTAGGGGCATCTTGTGTCTCCAGTTGGGTTAATTGCCATTTGCACTGCTCTAGTGCACCGTTAATCATGTGAATCTGCACTTCTAATTGTTTGCCTTGCGCCATCAATTCATCCATGCGCTTTTGAATCTGCTCTTTCACTTGTCTTCTCCAGTTACTACGTTTGCTTGTTTATACAATCGTGGGCGTTTCTTGGGGTCTTTCGTCTCTAGCATTTTGCCAAGTTTCCACAAAATCCATTGAATTTTACGCTTGAGCATTGTTTTCCCCAAAATAAGCCAACACATCAATGTCTTGGTTTAGGTTCTTAAACCGTTCTTCAAACGAATACACAATACCTTTATACATACTGGCATAGTAGCGATTGCCGTTCTTTTTGTAGTACGCCAATTGCCGCTTGGCTAGTCCGTAAGCCATTGCCAGCACATAAATGTTTTCTTTAACTATCATTCTTCAACGAAACACACATCCTGCCAGCTCATCTGCAAACAGGTGTCTTCGCCTATCTTGATTGGGTCAAACTTCAGATATTCGTCTTTGGCGGTGTCTGCCACAGTGCCGTAATGCACTTTATCGCCCATCTTTAGCCCTTGGCGTTCAGCTTCATCACCTAATGCGACCACATGGCCCGTGGTGAAAGCGCCTTGTACCTTGCTCAAGTCCAAAACTTCTGACTTGAACCTTACTTCAGGCTTGACAATTATTTTGTCGCGCAATGGTCGGATGTTCATGCCTTCACCTTCTTGGTGTACTTGCGTTTTGGCTTGTTTTCCGTCATTTCACGAACAGGCAAAGCCAACATATCTGGCACTGGCTCTGCGTAAGGCATAGGCGTAAATTCACCGCACCATTCATTTGGTGAACGAGTCTGGAATAGCGGATAACGCCGACAAGTTCCAATGTTAAGCCCACTATCTACAAAGTGGTCACAGGCTTTACAATTGCGAACATCCATTTCAAATCTCCTTATTTGATGTGGCTAGAAGCCCATTCAGTCCTGCTTGACTGTTTGGGCTTCGCTTTTTAGCGGTAAGACGCTTTTTCTTTGACGTAGCAAATGCCAGCAGTGCGGCCAGTGTCAAACTT